ATAATAGGGAAATTAAAAAACTAAACAAATGATAGGCAGTGGAATGTATGCAGGCAAAATATATTTAAACATAATCTTAAAGGAATTAACAATGATTGATCAACGTAAATATTTCTACAAAGAGGTTTTAATGCCTACACTTGAAGCCAGTAAGCGAACGCTCGACATCTTTGATCTGGTCGGGAGGGAAGGTAAGTTAGAGCCGAAATTTAAAACAGCAAGTGCAATACATTCAGAACTGACACAACTTGTCATTGATTACGATAAATTAACCTTAATAGAAGCAAATGAAAGATTTAAAGACATCATCAGAAGAAACGCTCCTGCCAAACATTCGTTATATCGTACAGTTATCAATGCCTGGAGGAAAGCGTTTTCTGGACGAGTGGGTCGTGCTGGAAAAAACTCCGACAGCGACAAAAGTTAAAGGTCTGGAAGCTGGAATACATTGGTACGATAATTACTGGATTGAACAAACGGCAAAAGTCACATTCCGTATCCCGTTTGCTAAAGTCAACCTGAGAATGAGGATTAAGTTTTGGATAATGGAGCATTTATGAAAAACCCCTTTGACCACTTTGACCGGATCTTTTTAATCAATCTCCCCGAACGCACCGACCGCCTAATGGAGTCGCTGGCCGAATGCGCAAAGGTTGGCATTCAGAACCGCGTTGAGGTAGTGGAAGGGATTAAGAAAGGAACCATCGGACTCACCGCTACCGTTTACAACATCCTAAGCAGTATCGATCAATATGAAACGGTACTGATCCTCGAAGATGACATAAAATGGGTTAACAATCCGCTCCCCTCATTGAGAATCGCAATGGAACAAATATGCTGGGAAGATTGGGATATGTTGTACCTCGGAGCTTTGACAAAGCAACGCCTCAAACTACGTTACCCGAACTGGTATCGCCTGACATATGGGTATTGTTGTCACGCCGTTGTGTATAACGCAAGAGTGATCCCGGCGGTGTTAACATTGTTACGATCTTATCTCAATAAGACCGCCGTAATAGATCGACTGTATGCTGAATACCTACAACCCAATCATTCGTGCTACCTGATCTCGCCAATGATAGCAGACCAGCGACCCTCATTCTCAAACCTCGAAAACAAGTATGCAGATTACAACCTATTGAAACACTTTGAACAAATGCAGAGTTACAGTAAATCGAGATAAAATGAAAAACAGAATTATGATTATTGCTTTTATGCTGGCTGGATTAGTAGCTATGGCACAAACACCCGACACAACTACTTACGAATATTGCGAAGTAGTAGCGATAACAAAAAACCTTTCAGATATTGGTAAGGTGGGTGATGTAAATGTATTTTTAGACTTTGGTGGTCCGTTTCAATTCTCACCAGAAAACCCATTAAAAGACGACAAAGGAAAGGATATGATATTTGGATCTCAAATTGACTGCCTCAATTACCTTTCTACAAAAGGATGGAAGGTAGGCCAAACTGCAATGTACCTTCAGTTGGGTTCGTTAGTGCAACGAAGTCTTACGAGATATACCCTATCCAGGCCAAAATACAGATAATGTATTGTAAATTGACAAATGACTGATTTTTAATTATCTTTGTACTATGCTGATAATACCAACCGTACTTGAAAACCTGACCAGTCGAAAGGATGGTACGTGGAAAATTACACTTGGATCGAATGAATTATTACCCGATCAAGTAAAGGAACTTGCAGCCGCTTTGAATAAGTTTATTTTCACCGCAATCAAAGTTGATGAATTCCGCTCAGAGGAAAAGGACACGCTGGATCAGCTCGAATCTGGCTTTGAGGAAACAGGTAAAACACAATCACAACGAATCCGGGCGGTATTATTCCTGCTTTGGAAACAGGATAATAAAGGGTTCACTGAATTTGATACTTATTACAAACATTCGACAGAGTTGTATATAAATCACTTGAAAACAAAGATAGACCCGTAAGTGTAAAGAAACGTTACAACTAATGTGTAAAGAAACCTTACACTTATTTACTGGTAATATACTGGGAAATGGCATACAAGAAACCACCGAAAGAAACTCAATTTAAAAAAGGATACGATCCACGTCGGTCAACAAAGGGAAAGCAGAAAGTTCCTATCGATGTTGCACTAGATCAGGTTGACCCGATTACATTAATCAAGGCAATCAATAAGTTTGCCAACAAAGGTAATATGAAAGCTGCTGAAATGTTACTCGAGCGCATCTACGGAAAGGTAAATCAGTTGGTTGATCTCACCGTTACCGAGCAGCCTTTTTTCGATATGACAAAAAACATCAAGGAGAAGGATGTTCCAACCGACGACAGCACTTCATAAGATTTGTGAGCTATCAAAAAAGAAACGCATCATTCCCGGCGGCACTTCCGCAGGTAAGACCATAGCTATACTGATATGGTTGATTACATACGCTACAACGTACCCAAACAAAGAGATCAGCGTAATCAGCGAGACCATACCTCATCTTCGCCGTGGGGCTTTAAAAGACTTCCTAAAGATTATGCAGACCAGCGGCCGCTTCCGTGTGGATGGTTACAACAAGTCGCTTCTCAAATACACATTCTCAAATAACAGTTATATTGAATTCTTCTCTGCCGATCAAGAGACCAGGCTAACAGGTGCCCGGCGGGATGTGATGTTCATCAACGAAGCGAATAACGTATCATGGGAGGCTTATCATGCCCTGGCAATCCGGACCAACGAAATCATATTCATTGACTTTAATCCAACGTGCGAGTTCTGGGTGCATACCGAATTGATGAATGATCCGGATAGTGAGACGTTGATATTAACTTACATTGACAACGAATCACTGAACGAATCAATTAAGTACGATATTGAGACAGCACGAGAGAAGGCAAAAGACTCGCCATACTGGGAAAACTGGTGGCGAGTGTATGGATTAGGTCAGATCGGAGTAACAGAAGGCCTGATATATCGCAACTGGGCGCAAATAGACGACTCGCAGTTCCCTTTCACCTCGGAGCAGTACTTTGCTATCGACTGGGGATTTACAAACTCCCCTACGGTCTTAATCCGGGTTGCCTTCATTCGGGACGAAATCTATGTGCATGAGGAAATCTACGAAACAGGACTGAGTAACGCCGAACTGATAGGCCGTATTCGTGCCAAACAGATCACACGACAGTTTATTGTTGCCGACTCAGAAGACCCAAAGTCAATCAGCGAGTTAGCCGCGGCCGGGTTAAATGTGACAGGATCGGTAAAGTTCCCGGGATATGTGAACAAGGCTATCGAGTTGCTCCAACAACGTAAGATACTGGTAACGAAGTCATCGACAAACGTGATTAAGGAACTCCGGCAATACCAGTGGATGTACGACAAGAAGTTGAATAAGTATATCAATACGCCGGTCAAGGAGTGGGATCACGGGATGGATTGCCTTAAAGATTTGAACTTTATTGTATCACAGCCACAACGTAAGATCAAACAGTGGAATTAATGCGATTTGTAATACTATTCATTGCACTTCCTTTCATCCTTACTTTTCTTTTGGTGTGGTGGGCCGGGATAATCGTATGCACGTTGGTAATCTTTTTATTAATCCCCTTTACTAAGTTTCGGTTTTTTGCAATCCATCCTATATTAAACACCTTTATTCTTTAATCCATCATCATTCAATTCATTATAAATAAGATATGTTCATCATATCTTTATCATATGTTGTACATATGGAAAATGAAAATGAAAATGAAAATGAAGATAGAAATAGAAGATGAAAATAAAACTGTAAAATAAAGAAAAAAGAAGTCGGCTAAATCATTGTAAGTAGTTAACAGATAATGAAATAAAAAAAATGTGTTGACAAAATTTCAATCTATATTTATTTTTGTTTTAAAGTAATTAATTGAATCATTCACTCTAAAATAAAAATAGTATGTCATTAACTTGTACTTGCCCGGTAGCCACCGCAATAGGAGACATCGGAGCCTTAACTTGCCCTGAGAACGTTGGACAGATCCAACGTCTTGTATTCTGGAGAGGGGGAAACAGTTTTGCCACTGTCGCTGCCTTGATTGTTGAAGCCAGCTGGACCACGCTGTTATCCGCTGCTGACTCCACCCACGCAGTAATCACCCCACTGATTGACAACCCCGTCGTTGAGCCCGGAGCTGTGATGGCAATCGGAAGTGGTAATGAAGTCCGTAACGGCATCCCGAAGATCGTTGGCAACGAACCAACTTCCTTCACCTTCACAATGCGTAACTATTCGGCCTCAATCATCAGAGCTATCAAAGAGCTGATGTGTGAGCCGTCACTGGAAGTTATCTTCGTTCAGGAAGATTCAAAGTTTGTTCACCGCCTGGATGGACTGCTCGTAAAAGGATTTATTGTTAATTC